AAGGAGAGTGTTAAAAACATGGGACAAAGGGATGAAATTAAAACAATCAGAGCAAGAAATATCAGCCTGAATTTATCTGATGCAGATGTAAAAAGCTTATGCGAAAAATCTGGTTGTGTAGGTCTTACCGTATCAAAACTCTTAGAAAACTTCATCGGTGACTTGGTGTGTGGAACATATTCGAATGGATCCGACGAAAGGGACTTAGCACAAAGTTGGTTTGCTCGATGCGGCTTTAGTTGGATGAATGGTTATTCTTTTCTGAATTATCTTATAGACTTTGATGATGTGGAAGAAACCATAGACTGTTGGAATGATCTTATATACTACAGGGAATTAAAAGAAGCAGACGAGGATGACAAAGAATTTCTTGAAGAGCTTGAAGAACTCATGAGTGATAAGTTTAAAGATTTTCAAGGATACAGAAAGGTCGGAGATAAGGAAGTTACACTTGCTGATGAAATGGAAAAAGTCATTAATTGGTGGAATGAATACAATCAAATCAAGGGTTTGGAGGTAGTAGATGATTAGAGCACAAATACCAATCGGAAATATCGTTGAGGATTTCAAGGTAGGCAATACACACATTATGATCTGCGACGATGATTGCAGGGATAAAGGTCCGGAAGATAAGGCAAAGGCAATTAAACGAATGGAAATAATCGCGGCAAATGCTATTGCAGCCGGCAAGTATAAACCAAAGAAAGCAGAGGTAAACGGAGCATGAAAATTAAAAGAAATAAGAGCCCTGAAACTAAATTTGATTTGTTAGGATTAGATTTTGATGACCTCTTTTATATTAAAGAAGGTTTGAAGCAACAAAAAAAAGAAGAAGAAGGATTTAAAGAAAATAATAAATCTGTCTTAAAAAAGTATGACTTAGAACATAATGAAAACCACATAAAAAGGTTTGGTAGTAAAGATAAAATAGAAAAGGATATACAGGAAAACATAAAAAATTTAGAGAAGTTGACTTTACTTATTGAAACTATCGAAAACAGGAATAGGTGAGTTTATGGAACTAATGATAAAACATTCTGAAATTTTAACAATTATAATCCAGTCATTTCTTATAACAACGGTAATCATCATATTTATCGGCTGTTGGTATGAAGTTTTATATGACACCAGGGAATGCAAAAAATTACTAAAGAAGAGAGGAGGAAAGAAACATATGAGAGAATACACTTGTCCGAAGTGTGGGTACAGTGCATGGGCTTTGGATCATCTTTTGGTAGTAACCTGCCGTCATTGCGGAACAGTTGTAGAAACAAAGCCCGTGCCTGCATGTGAGAATGAGAGGAGTTTTGTATGCGACGAGAAAAAAATTAAAAGAGTTGTATGAAATTGAAGTGATGTTTATGAATTAATTTTAACATGAGAGGAGCTGATTTTGAATGAGTAAAGTATGCATGCTTTATTACAAAACATGCAGGGAAAGTGCAGGTATTAAGCAAGAGGAAGCAGCAGAATTTTTGAATGTGAGCCCAAGAACCTTAAGTGACTATGAAAACGGAAAGTCAAGAGTACCAGATGACATTGTAGACAGTATGGCTGAATTATACAGGTCACCATTGCTGGCCTGGTGGCATCTAAAGACTAACAGTGTCCTTGGAAAGTATCTGCCGGATGTGATTGTTCCAAAGACTGAGGTTGACATGGTGTTTCAGGGCATCCTGGCAAAGGACAAGCTTGCACCTATAATTGAGGGCATCAAAGAAATCATGTCTGACGGAATAATTGATGACTTAGAAGAGAATGTACTTAATAATCACATTGATGATATGAGAATTGTTAATAACAAACTGACATCTATTATTCTTTGGCATGATGTCAGGATAAAAAAAGAAAGCCGCGCAGAGGCGACTAACTAACCAAATATATTTTAACACAAATAAGTAGATAAATCAATAATTATATAAATTTAGAAGTTAAGGAGAAGGAGGAAATAAGAATGAAATGGAATGATGAAAGCACAGCAAAATTGAAGGAATTGGTTTATGCAGGCAAAAGCAACAAGGAAATTTCTCAGGTAATGGGAATCAACATTAATGATGTTTACAGCAAGAGATCGCAACTAGGAATCACTATGGACAAGGTGAAAAATATGGGATTGGCTGCTTCAGTTGCTGATGAAGAGCCTGTTGTTAGATCCAGGGATGAAGTGTTGTGTGAAATGGGCAAAGTGCTAAATGCTAAAAAACAGGCTGGAAAGAAAATCATCAGATGTGATAAAAGGCTTGTTGAGTTGTCAGAAGAGCTGCAGCTTGCCTGTAAAGGAACGGTGAAATAAAGTGGCTGATCATACTTGTGAAATTATAGGTGGTCCATGTGGTAATTGGGATTATGTACATGATTGTCCCAAGTGTTCAGAATGTGATATTTATGAGGACTGGCTATCTTGTCCTGAAACCGTGTAGATAAAAACAATAACGAAGGAGGTGAAATAATATATGGTTAATTTATTGAATTTAGCAGACGGAGAAATACTTGATAAGCTCAACAGAGAATTAGAAAAGGTTGCTCTTAATATTGCTGACAAGAATACTGATCCTAAAAAAGAGCGAAAAATAACCCTGCAAATTAGTTTCAAACCAAATGAAAACAGGGATTCAATTAGCACCAGCGTTGCAGCTAAGACAAGCCTTGCTCCTGAGCGTGGAATTGAAACTTTGATTCTCATGGGCAAGGACGGCGATGGCAAGCTGCATCTGAATGAAGTTAGACAGCAAAGCATGTTTGACAAGAAAGAAGCAAAAATTACAAATATAAAATAATCGGAGGATGAGAAATGTTAAAAGAATTAGCACAGTACATAGTAGGATTGTCAGCACCTGAGGTAGTTGACATTAACGGTAAAAAATTCAGTGACAGAAATTTAAAAAGATACGATTATAAAGCTCCAGAGCCACTTCGTTTTAAAAGTATAACCGGACTTCTGGAATACATAGAAACTGATTGCGACAGCACATATGAAGATAGTTTCATACATATTGTCGATTATGACAGGATAGAATTTCTTTCACCGCTCAATGACGATAATGAAAGGGAAGTGTATGCAATATGTGAGCCGGATAAAATCAATTTATCTTTCAACCAGTTTATTTCGAGAGAGCAATTTAATATCATGCTGCAGTCTGGCTTTGAATCAACAGTGGATTTAGAAAGGGTACTATCATATATTGGCAACATGTCTGACAATGCAGTGAGGACCGTAGGCGATAACGGAGTGTCTCAGGAAATTACTATAAAGCAATCAACTAAAGGATTAGTTGATGTGGTTCTTCCTAACCCGGTTAACTTGAGACCATACAGGACGTTCACAGAAATAGAACCAGTTGAAAGCAGCTTTGTTTTCAGGCTTAAAGAGGGAGGTTACTGCTCTTTATTTGAAGCTGACGGAGGCAAATGGAAAATTGACACCATGAAAGCACTTCAGGAGTACATAGAGGATACCCTTGAAGCATTTGAAGTAGATATTAAGGTATTTGCTTAATTAGGCAATAAAAATATATTAAAAACAGGTAGTGATTTTATGCATTAAAATGTATGAAATCACCTACCTTTGATTGTTGTACTTAAAAAAGAGTTAAAAATTGCATAAATAGGAGGTTTGTATGTCTGTTTATTACACTAAGTGCGGAATGCAATTTAACAAGGGTACGAATGCTGCAACAACAGGTTATGCCTGTGCAACTGATGAGAGTGGACAGCTGATAGAAAAGTGTAAATTGTGCAGGTTCTCGGAAGTGAAACGTAAAGGTGATTTTATTGTCTATGAATGCAGAGCCGGAAGCCAACCACCAAATTTCATGAATACACTTGAAGGTAGCTTGAGTGATATGAGTGTTTTAAGGATTTTTTCACTAAATTTGGATTTCTGTAATGAAATTTATGATTACGCTGAATCAAATCCTGATCTGATGCCGTACTACTGCAAAGACGGTGCTGATTGCAGGAAGGTTATTTCTATTGCCTGCAGCAAAAACAAGAAGGGCATAGCAGCAAAGAAGAATCTTGCCGCAAAGTTCTTTCATGTGAGTGAAGGTGATTAGATGAATGAAATTATTAAAGGATTTTATGCCATAATACCGGCAAGCATTAGATATGACAATGAGATTCCGTCTAATGCCAAACTTTTTTATTCCGAAATAACGGCTTTATGCAACGAAAAAGGATACTGCTGGGCCAACAATGATTATTTTACAGAGTTATACAAAACAACCGACAGGACCATACGCAGATGGTTAAACATTCTTAGCAAGAAAGGTTACATTACTGTTGAATATCAATATAAAACCGGCACAAAGGAAATTTTGAAACGATACATAAAATTGGCAGGCAGTTCATCATCTGCATGTGCTGATAATTCACTTTTAGGTGAGGACAAAAATGTCCGCACGTACGGACAAAAATGTCCAATAGGTGAGGACAAAAATGTCCGAGAGAATAATATAATATATAATAATAATATATTAAATAATAATCTATGTCATTCCGACCCTGAACAGGAGGAAGGACAGCCAGAGAAACCAGCGAAAAGGAATATTTATGACACTGTTTTAGAACTGTACATTAAAACATGCACCAAGCTGCCTAAGCCTATCAAGCTTACAGACAAAAGAAAGACAAGCATTAAGGAACTGCTTGCAATATATACTTTAGAGCAAATTGAAGCAGCTTTCCAAAGCATAAATGATTCTGATTTTTGTACTGGCAATAACGAAAGAGGCTGGAAAGCAGACTTTGATTTCTGCATTAACAGCAACAAGGTTACAAATGCCCTGGAAGGCAAGTATAAGAATAACTTTAACAATAAACAAAATCAAGGCAATACGCAGGACAAGCCAAAGCCTACAAACAAATTTCATAATCACATTCAAAGCGATCGCCTGAGCGAAAGCGAAATGGAAGCCTTGGCAGAAAAACGAAAGGAAAAGCTGCTTAAAGAAATGGCCGCTAAGAGGAGTGAGAATCCAAGTCATGAGTGAAAATTGTTTGAATTGTAAAGATAGAAAATTAGGCTGCCACGACAGCTGCAGTACATATGCCAAGTTTAAGCAGAAACTTGGGGAAATTAATAAAAAGCAACGCCAGTACATGGACGGCCTCGGACATGACGGCTGCCTGGCACCAAAAAACGGAGGTAAGCAATATGATCAGACAAGGTTTAGATATTGAATAGTGATTGTAATTAGAGGAGTGGAGCAAAGATGAATGCCGTACTTAAATATGCCGGTAGTAAATGGTCAACAGCCAACTGGATAATTTCAAATTTTCCAGTTGGTTACGAAAAGATGACATACCTTGACCCGTTCTTTGGGTCGGGGGGGGTATTTTTCAATAAGAATCGCTCTAAAATAGAAACTATAAACGACCTGGACGGTAATATTGTAAATCTGTTCAAGGTTATTAGAGAGTATCCGGAAGAATTATCAAAGCTTATAGAATTCACCCCTTGGTCCAGACAGGAATATAGAGAGTCATATGAAATGACTGGAGACAGTCTCGAAGATGCAAGGCGATTTTTGGTAAGGTGCTGGCAGGCTATTGGAACAAAAACGAGTGATATAACAGGGTGGAGTAACAATATAAAACCTACTGATGCCGGGAAGTCAAGATGGTGTAGGTTAGAGTCATCAATAAGAGATGCGGCATTGAGATTAAAAAGCGAAAAGCTTAATATTGTTCAAATTGAAAACACATCTGCTATAAAGCTAATAAAAACATACAACCGGCCATATGTATTTATTTATTGTGACCCGCCATATGTCCTAAGTACAAGGAGTAAAAGAATTTATAAATGTGAGATGACCGACAATGAGCATATTGAATTACTTACAACCTTAAAAGAACATTCCGGACCGGTAATGATATCTGGGTATATGAATGATATTTATAGTGAGATGTTAAAAGGTTGGACTGTTAAAACTAAAAAATCAAATTGTGAAAAAGGTAAGGCTGCAACAGAAATAATCTGGATGAATTACGATTCAGGTCAAATTAGAATGGAGGTTTAAAATGGAGAGATTGACAATTATAAATGAATTTTTAGATGAAATAAATTTCGAGGTGCCAAGTGACATGGAAGGTGCATATGACATACTTGATATTGCAAAATATTCAGATGAAGAGGAAAAAATAAATATATTACTTGAAATAGCTGAGAGGCTGACCCAATACGAAAATACAGGACTGACACCAGAACAGATTTTAAAGTTACAAGAGACAGCTAAGCATTCACAGTCTGAGGTTACTCATTTACTTTCACAGATTGAAAATTTATGTGATCAATTAAGTAGGGCAACCAGAAATATTCATGTCAAAACAGGATTTGATTTGTAGGAGGGCGGAGGATGAAAATTAAAAAGGGAGACAAAGTAATAATCAAAGGCAGTGCAGAAGAAAAGAAATATGAGGGTTGCGTGTTCGAGGCGTTGAGTGAACCGTACAATATTTGCGGTTCTGAGGTTGTGAAAATGAAATGCCATGAGACAGGAAAGTATTTCGGCGGCGGATATGCTACAGAGTTTTTGGAGGTTGTCAATGAGCCAAATTAAATTTAGGGCCTGGGATAAAGATAGAAATAAAATGTTTGATGTACAAGCTATTTATTTCCAGCAGGACAAAATAATTGTTTCCATGCCTGTTAAGATTAAAGGATTTGAACAATTATGCGTAGAAAAAACAAATGTTGAATTGATGCAATACACAGGATTTAAGGATAATAACGGTAAGGAAATTTATGAGGGAGATATACTGACTTCAAAATATTATCCGTTCCAAGATTGTGGCAAGTTGAACTATAATGCCGAAGTGTTTTGGAGAGAATTAGACGGACAATGGTGCATTGAATTGCATTGCGTTAATCCCGAGAAGGCTGGAATATCCGATGGAATGTGTGAATCTTTGACAGGCAGAGGAATTGAATTTGAGATTATCGGCAATATTTATGAGAATACCAAGTTTTTGGAGGTAGGTGGATGTTAATTAGAAGTCAGAATAAACAATTTATTACAGATCAGATAAAAGTAAAAATAGAGCGAAATCCCTTTAATGGTGGAGATTGGAGGATAAGTGACGTTTCAGATGTAAGAGCAAGTAATACATTAGGATTTTATTCTTCTGAGGCAAAAGCTATAAAGGTACTTGATATGATTGAAAAACGTTACTCAACATATTTAAGCCTTGTAGGCGGACCGGCGCTAATACAGGGACATTTGGATGTTCAGCCGACTGTATATAACATTCCAAAAGTGTTTCAAATGCCACAAGATGATGAGGTTGAGGCGTGAAAATTCTCTTTGATACGGTTGGGATGCTAATCCGTGTGGGTTATAGAGTTTAAAAGGATGGAGGTGTAATCATGGCATGGAATACAACAGTATTATGTGTTAAAGAATTTAACCCGGGCAAAGGCTCGACACTTGGCAAGAAATATAAAGTAAAAAATGGTAGAATCAAATATGACAACGGTGAAGAGTCAATGAATGAGTTTGAAGATATTGATCACTTGAACAGCTATAACAGTGCAAAATATGAAGTTGTACCTGCAAGAGGAAAGCAGGTGAAGTCTAGTGAATAGTGTTGTACTTATAGGCAGGTTGGTAAGAGACCCGGAACTGAAATTTATTCCTTCTTCTGGAATGGCGGTAACAAACTTTACTCTGGCAGTGGACAAGGATCTGTTTGGTGACAAGAAGCAGGAAGCAATTTCACAGGGGAAGCCAACTGCAGATTTCATATATATTACTGTATTTGGCAAGATTGCAGAAAATTGTGCTAATTATCTCCACAAGGGCAGCAAATGTTGTGTACAAGGTAGAATAACAACCAGCTCATATGTGGATAAAAATAATAATAAGCAATATAAAACTGGAGTAACAGCTGACAGGGTTGAATTCCTGGATGGGAAAAGACTTGACATGCCTGATGAAGATATATTTACTCCGGTGGATGATGAGGATATACCGTTTTAAAGGTGGTGGCAACATGATGAGGTTGAGCAAAATTGAAGCAGAGAGCATGAGGCTATGCGGTTATAAAATTATAAGAACCAAGCGCAGTTATTATTTAACCGGAAATAGGGCAAGAATTAAGACAGGATACATGGGCTATTTATAAGAGAGGTGATGGGATGAGAGACATCGAGAGGGAAAAAAGGCTCAAGGATTTACTATACAGCTATACGTATTTAGAGGATGAAATTGAGGGAGTTAATGAGGAAATTTGCAATCTATATGAAGTTCAAAAAGATATAAGTATACCATGTTTGCCCAGCACTCCGGGCGGAAGTGGTATAGCAGATACGGTTTACTATAGTGTTGAAAAGATAATGATTACATATTCGCAGGAAATGGACAAGCTGAACAGCAGGCTTGACAAATTGCTGAGAAAGCGCAATATAATAAGAGTTTTATTAGATTGCCTGGAGCATAATGAACAACGAATTATAGAATTGAGATATTTTAAAAAGTATAAAATTTGGATGATAAGCAGCAGCATGCATTATGACAGGAGTCATATATACAGGCTGCATGATGAAGCTATTGAAAAAATGCTAGGAGTTTTCAATAAGAATAATGAGTGGTTTTAAAATTTTTTTACAAAAAACAAAAATTTTTTTATTCCGCAGTAAAAATCTGACTGCGGTAAATCATTTGACACTTGTTGTTTTATATGTTATAGTGATATCATAAAATATATGTGAAAGGCATCCGATTTGGGTGCCTTTTGTGTTGATATGGATTGATGAAACAGTCGTCGCAAGGGAGTTCTAAGGCAGGTGGTAATAGATGAATTATGTTGAGCCAATAAGAGATAGAAATAAAATTGAAGAAATAGCTAAGTATCTTAAAAATTCAAACATAAGGAACTATATTTTATTTGCTATAGGAATATATTCAGGACTTAGAATAAGTGACATTTTAAAATTAAAAGTTAGAGACGTAAAAAATAGAGATTCCATAACAGTAAGAGAAGCTAAAACCAGGAAATTAAAATCATTTGCTATTAATTCTAATTTAAAAAAAGAATTAAAGATATATTGTGTAGATAAAGATCCAAATGAATATCTGATTAAATCAAGAGAGGGAAGCAATAAGCCTATAACAAGAGAACAAGCATACAACATACTAAGTGAGGTAGGAGCAATGTTCGGACTTGAATCAATAGGCACACATTCGCTAAGAAAAACTTTTGGATATCACTTTTATATGAAATATAAGGATATCGTATCATTACAGAAGTTGTTTAATCATACGGATCCAAGCATTACTCTTAGATATATAGGCATTGAGCAGAGTTATTTTGATAAACTTATGAAAGGTTTGGATTTTAATATCTGATTTTTTATTTATTTAGTTTAACATATCAAGTAGGTGTTAAATTGATTACATACATCAGATAAATGTATTGAAATACAAGCAATAAACTGTATCCAATGAATTTAACATAATATATATTATAATAAACTCCATGCAAGAAAAATTTTGCAAACTTGCAAAAAAGGATGATAGTTTTGCCGAAGAAAATTTGTAATTATTATGGGTGTCATAAGGTAATTAATTATTCAGAAAAATATTGTGATGAACATAAGAAAGAGTATACCCAAAGACATAAAACATATGATGAGTTAAGGCGAAATAAAAAGTCAGCGGAATTTTATCATTCTGATCCGTGGCTCAAAACAAGAGAAGCGGTCTTAAATAAGTTTAATAGCATAGATATATATGCTTACTATGTTGATAATGAAATATTAAGCGCTAACACCGCTCACCATATCATTGAAGTTAATGAAGATTGGAGTAAAAGATTAAGCATAGATAATCTTATAGCTGTTTCAGATAAAAGCCATAACATAATACATGCTGCTTATAAAATAAATAAAACTGAAATACAAAAGTTGTTATTTGAGTTAAAAGATAAATGGGTGCAGGAGTCTCAAAAGGGGTAGGGGGTATCAAAAAAGTTTACGAAACCCAGTCTCAGACCGCATCCTCTCATCCAAACAAACGAAATTCGGTTTTTGAAACGAAAGGAGATTTTTGCCGTGGCAGGAAGAAAGAAGATGTCTGTCGAAGCAATTCTTGCAAATGGCAATAAGAGCCATTTGACCAAGGATGAAATTGAGGAAAGAAAAATTAAAGAAGAAAAATTATCCAAACTGGCATCTGATAAAATCAGACCGCCAACATGGTTGTCACCAAGAGCGAAAAAAATATTCAAAGATACCGTCAAGGAACTTGAAGCAATACAATTATTAGCTAACATAGATAATTATAATTTAGCTATACTTGCAGATGCGATGGACAAGTATATTAAGTGTACAATAGATCTGCACAATGCTGATTATGTTGAAACCTTTATAAATAACAAAGGCGGAGAAAGCAAACAAAAGAATCCACTTATAACAGTTCAAATAGATTATGGAAATTTAGTAAGAAAGATTTCAAATGACTTTGGTTTAACTCCAAGTGCAAGGCTAAAAATTATAGACGATAATACTCCAGAACTATCAGCGGAAGAGCGTGATATTGAAGATGAGTACGAATGTTTATAATACTATACTTGCTGAGCTTATAGATTATTCAAATGATATCATAAACGGCAAGATAAATGCATGTCATAGACATAGACAAGCATGTCAAAGGTTTTTGAATGATCTAAAAAAAATGGAAACGGATGAATATGATTATTACTGGGATGAAGAAGCAGCAAGGAAAATTGTGAAGTGGTATTCATACTGTAAACATAGTAAAGGCCCGCTTGAAGGTAAACCTATAGTACTTAATCCCTGGCAGAAGTTTGTTGTTTGTAACATAGAAGCTTGGAAACATAAAGACACTGAACATAGAAGATTTAGATATGCTTACATTCAAGTAGCAAGAAAGAATTCTAAATCTCAATTAGAAGCAGGTATGGCTAGTTATGAATGTGGCGCAAAAGGTTATGCTGCAGCTGAAATATATACATTAGGTGTTGAAAGGGAACAGGCTAGAATTGTATTTGACGAAGTAGATTTGATGCTTACAAAGCCATTAAAAAAGAAATTCGATATAATTCAAACTGAAATAAGACATAAAAAAAGTGATAGTTTCATAAAGCACTTAAGTAAGAAAGCCGGCAAGACTGGAGATGGGAAGAACCCTCAAATGGCTATAGTTGATGAATATCATGCACACCCTGACAGTAAAATGTATGACGTTATGAAATCAGGTATGATGGCCAGGGAAGAACCGTTAATAGTTATCATTACAACCGCTGGACTTGACTATGAAGAAACGGCTTGTTACTCAGAATATCAAGACTGTTGTAATATTTTAGATGAGATAATAGAAAATGAATCATATTTTGTTATGATTTGTGAGCTTGAAAAAGGCGACGATCCTTTTGATCCCGAGGTATGGATTAAAGCTAATCCTGTTTTATGTACATATCCGGCAGGAATAAAATCAATGGCTGACAATGCAAAACTTGCTAAGGAATCTGTTGATGAAAACAAGTTATTAGAATTTAAAACTAAGAACTGCAATATTTGGGTTGCTGGTGGAGAAAAGAAATATTTAGATATTGCTTATTGGAAAAAATGCAAAAGAAATATTGATGTTGAGATGTTTAGAGGACAAGATTGTTATGTCGGTATAGATTTATCAAAATCAGGCGACTTAACATCATGTAGCTTTGAATTTCCGTTTATTGAAAATGAGCAAAGAAAGTATTTTATACATTCTCATAGTTTCATACCTGAAAAAGTAGTAATCGAAAAAATGAAAACTGATAATGCAAACTATGACTTATGGATTAAAAAGAGGTTGCTCACTGCTACTACTGCAAATGAAGGGTTAATCACTGATTATTGGTCTATGATTTTTTACATAGAATCTTTAAAAACAGAGTTTGATTTAAAAATAAAACAAATTGGATACGATCCACACAATGCATCTATGCTTATATCAGAATTAGAAAATAAAGGCTATGAATGCATTCAAATTGCACAAAGTTGTGCAAAACTAGATGAACCAACAGTTAACTTTAGAGACTTAATATTAGTTGAACAGATAGTTCATGATGGAAATAAACTACTTACATGGTCAATGAACAATTGTGAAACAGATAGCAATAGCTTTGGCGAAATTAAAATATCAAAGAAAAGTAAGTTTAAAAGAATAGATCCGGTAGCCAGTTCAATATTTGCTCATAAGTTAGGCATGAATCATTGGAACAATGATGGTATTGATATAAATAAATATGCTGAAGCTGATTTCCTTGATAAGCTTTGGGGGAGGAAATAAGTGAAATTTATACTAAAGATTTTGAAAAAGTATTTGGAAGACATATTGATTTTAAGTGGTTTGATTATTATCGCAGCAACCACTTTTTTAATATCTAAAATTGCTGGTTTATATATTACAGGTGTAATTTTATTTTGCCTTGGAGTGTATTTTAGCAAATACCCTTTAGAGAAGTGAGAGGTGATTAAATTTGATTTTTAGCAGAGCAAAACCACAATTATTCAAAAATGAAGATATAGGAAATTTACAGACATTAGCAGAATGGCTTGGATTAAATGCTGACGACTTGAATATAAGCGGAAAAAATTCTTTAAAAGAAATTACTATTTTTACATGTATTAAAATTCTTGCTGATACTATTAGTAAATTACCTTTGAAGATCTACAAAGACAGTAATGGAGTAAAAAAGGCTACAAATCATTACCTATACCAGGTCTTGAAACTAAGACCTAATCCTTACATGAGTGCATCTGACTTTTGGAAATGTACTGAAGTACAAAGGAATATAAACGGTAATGCATATGTGTGGATAGATAGGGTTAAAATTGGCAAAAATGCCGGTGCAATCTTAGGACTTTATCCTTTAGAAAGTTCTAAGATGAGTGTTTATGTTGATGATGTTGGATTATTAAGTTCTAAAAATAAGGTATGGTATGTATATACTGATAACTTAGGTAAGCAATATAAAATTGAGTCAACTGATATTTTACACTTTAAAGGCCTTACTACTAACGGTTTAGTAGGAATAAATCCAATAGAAACATTAAGAAATAGTATTGAAAATGCTAAAAGTTCAGGTGTGTTTTTAAATAACAGTTATAAAAATGGCATGCAAACCAAAGGTGTCATTCAGTATGTTGGTGAATTAAATCAAGCAGCTGAAAATACTTTTAGAACAAAGTTTGAAGAAATGTCAAACGGACTTAACAATGCAAATCGTGTTAGCTTATTACCAATTGGTTATCAATATCAGCCAATTTCTTTAAGCATGGTCGATAGTCAATTTTTAGAAAATACAAATTTGACAATAAGACAATTAACCGCAGCATATGGAATTAAATTGCATCAAGTAAATGATTTGCAAAAAACAAGCTATTCAAGCACAAGCGAAGCAAACAGAGAATTTTATACAGACACAATGCTTGGAATTTTGACAATGTATGAGCAGGAGCTTATATACAAATTGTTCACAACAAAAGAAATTGAAGAAGGCTTTTTCGCAAAATTTAATGCAGATTCAATACTTAGGGCGGACATTAAATCAAGATATGAAGCTTATAGAATAGGGGTTCAAGGAAGCTTTATAACACCTAATGAAGCCAGAGAGCTTGAAGAAATGGAACCAAAAGATGGAGGTGACGATTTGCTTGCAAATGGTAGTATGGTAAAACTTACGGAAGTAGGCGCAGCTTACAGTAATGGAGGTGATAACAATGAAGAACAAAGACCTGAAAGACAACCTAACAGAATTCCTGCAAATTAAGAATGAGACTGAAACAAGTGCTGATTTATATTTTTATGGTGATATTGTAAGTGATAGCTGGAGTGCTTGGGCTGATGAAGACCAATATCCTGAATCAGTTAGGGACTTTCTTAAGGACCAAAACGGGAAAGAGTTGAATATTTATATAAATAGTGGAGGAGGTTCTGTTTTTGCAGGAGTTGCTATTTATAATATGCTAAAACGACATAATGGATTTATAACAGTTCATGTTGACGGATTAGCAGCAAGTATAGCAAGTGTTATTGCCTTAGTAGGAAATAAAATTATAGTTCCCAAAACTGCAATGATAATGGTTCATAAACCTTGGATGGGTATTTGGGGCGGGTATAGTGCTCCTGAATTCAGAAAGATGGCAGATGATTTGGACAATGTAGAAAAAGTAATAATGAATGTCTATGCTGAAAATCTTAAAGAAGGTATTGAAATATCAACTATTCAAGAATTGGTTGATAACGAAACATGGTTGACTGGTGATGAAGCAGCTGAATATTTCAATATAGAAGTTACCGAAGAAATTGACAAGAAAGCAGCATGTATTTCAGAAAACTTTAAAAATTATAAAAATGTTCCAAAGGATTTGATAAAAAAATCAAAAGAGCCTGAGAAAAACATTAAGGATTTAGAAAAAGAAAAATTTATGATTGAACTGGACCTTATTTAAGGTCTTTTTTAATACAAAAAACATTTTAAAGAGGAGTAGAAAGATGAGTAAAAAAATACAAGAATTAAATAATCAAATTGAACAACTTAAAGCACAGGCAAGGGATTTTGTAGAAGCAAATGATATGGAAAAAGCAAAAGCGAAAGCTGAAGAAGCTAAAAACCTGAAAGAACAATTGGATTTATTAATTGAACTTGAAGGTTTAGAAACTAATAACAATGCCGGAGTCCCTGCAGGGGAAATAAAGGATCAGAAAGAAAAAGACGAGTTATATAAAAAGGCTTTTATGAAGGCATTTAGAGGAAGTAAACTAACTGCTGATGAGATGAATAATTTATCTATTGGAGAAGTTAAAGATGCATTATCTCCAAAAACAGATGATGATGGCGGTTATTTAGTACCAAAGGATATTCAAACAGCAATAAATCAATTTAAAAGAACATTGCCAGAACTTGAAGGATTGATTGAAGTAATACCAACTAATTTATCAACTGGTACAAGAGTGTTTGAAAAGGTGGCAACTATGACTCCGCTTGACAATATAACTGACGAAACAGCGGATATAAATGATATGGGCTCGCCTAAATTTGAACAAATAACTTATACAATTAAAGATTACGCAGGATGGATGCCTATACCTAACAATTTACTTGCTGACAGTGACCAAAATATTGTTGAATATTTAAAACAGTGGATTGCAAGAAAATCAGTAGTAACAAGAAACAGCCTTATTCTTGCTCTTCTTGGAACATTAACAAAATCAACATTTGCTGATTGGAAAGCACTTAAAAAGGCACTTAATGTTACTCTTGATCCAATGCTATCAGCTAATGCTGTTATACTTACTAATCAAGATGGATTCCAATATTTCGATACATTAGTTGATGGTAATAATAGACCGCTTCTTAAGGAAGATGTTACACAAGCAGGCCAAAAGTTATTATTCTCAAAAAAAATAGTTGTAGTGCCCAATTCAGTGCTTCCTACTACTGGAACAACAACTAAATTAGCTCCATGTGTTACTGGAGATTTGAGAGAATTAGCTAAAATGTTTGAGAGACAAGGTCATCTTATTAAGACAACAGATATCGGTGGAACTGCTTTCAGAAAGAATAGAACTGAAATCAGAGTAATTGAAAGAGAAGATGTTGTTAAATTTGATAGCGGCGCAGTTGTTTACGGTCAAATAGATGTAACAGCTACAGTTTAATTTTAGAGGGGTTAATGCCTCTCTTATTTCTCCATAAAGGAGTGATTAAGTGGAAATAACTGAATTAAAAGAGTTTTTAAGAATAGATGGAACTGATGAAGATGCATTAATAAAAGGACTGCAAACGGCAGCTGAAGAATATTTAACTAATGCCGGTGTAAATATTGATTATACAAAGCAACTGTATAAACTTTCTGTGAAGATATTAGTTAATCATTGGTATGACAACAGAATGATTAATACTGATAAATCTGTTGGAAGCATATCTTACAGTCTATCAGCTATGATTAATCAATTAAAACATACTCAAATTGAGGTAATTTAATATGAATATGTCAAGCAGATTAAATTGTAGAATTGATGTTTATGGTAAAGTAGAAACAACTAATGATCTTAAAGAAAAGGAATATAGTTACGATAAAATAAAATCGGTTTGGGCTGAAGTTGTTCCGCAGGGGGGGAATTTACAAAGAAGTGAAGCTAATACCAAATATGCGAATGTTAGTCATAAGATTACTATACGTAAAAATGCAATAAAAGACTTAAGTAATGATATGTATTTTATGTTTAATGGTCAGAGATATGACATTGAATACTCCATGCCCTTTTATAAGTACAATGACAGAATAGAAATATTCTGCAATTTGGTGGTGGAATAATGGCCGAATCAGGGTTTGATGTTAGAGAATTAGACGAATATACTTTAAAGCTTATAAAACTTGCTGAAAAAACTATGCCTAAAGAATGCAATAAGTTCATGAAACAAGAGGGCAGTAAGCTTAATTCAAAGGCAAAGAAAAAGGCAAGAAAAGAGGTAAAAAAGAAGACCGGAAATTATATGAAGGGCTTTAAGAAGGGCAAAAAAGTATATGAATATGGCGATACTAAATATAACATACGAGTGTATAACAATGCTCCACATGCTCATTTGATTGAATACGGCCATAATATAGTAGGACATAAGCCGGATGAAAAGCAATCTGGATATGCTAAAGGTAAATTTGTATTAGAAAATGCAAGTAAAGAATTTGAAAAAGACTTTGTTAAAGACACATATGATTTAGTTGATACTTTACTTGATAAAGGTTTAAGTTAGGTGGTGCTTATGATTACGTTAAAAGATTTAATAACTGTTATTAATACAACTTTAGCAACAAAATTTCCAAAAATTAATATTGTAAGCATTGATATTGAAGAAGGATTTAAAAGACCAGCATTCTTTGTTGACATAGATAATCATAATAAGTCAACTATAGGTGAAGTTTTAAAGGATGTTAATTTAACAGTTAGAATTTATTATTTTTCTGCAAGTAAATATAAAAATCGCATTGAATTATTAGAAATGACAGAAAATTTAACAAATATGTTTTTAACAAATTTGAAGATAAATGAAGATTTTTATATTCCTATTGATGAGGTAAATTCAACTGTTACTGAAGAAAAGGCATTGATTGTTGATTTTGATATCAGATACGTATATGAAGTTTCTGAGGATGAAGATTTGGAGATATTGGAAGATTTAAATATAAACATATAGAAAGGATGATAATATGGTTGGCTTACCACAAATAATAATAAATTTCATAAAAAAAGCAGCTTCAGCAATTCAAAGAAGCGCTAAGGGTATAGTTGTAATTGTCATTAAAGATGAAACAGATGCTGCTTTTACTGTAAAAGAGTATAAATACGCATCTGACGCTGATTTGGACAAGGCAAAGTATACTGAAGCTAATTATCAACAAATAAGTGATGCCTTTTTAGGAACACCCAACACGGTTTATGTAGTTAGAGTTGGCTTAACGGGCGCATTTGCTGATGCAGTATCAATAGTGGACACGCTTAAGTTTAACTGGATATGTATGGCTGATGGAGCAGCTGCTAATCAGCAAGCAGTGGCTACTTATGTTAAGGGCAAGAATGCAGTAAATAAAGTAAGAAAGATTAAAGCGGTTACATATAAGGCCACTGTAACTGATGATATGCATATTGTTAATTTTACTAATGAGACAATCCGCAGATCAGGTGGGACTGATCTGCCAGGTTGGAATTTCCTAGGCAGAATAACAGGAATGCTTGCAGGTTTACCATTTACCAGGAGTGCTACTTATTATGAATTTCCCGATTTAGAGCATGTTAAAGAGCCTGAGGACATGGATGTTGCAATTGGTGCTGGTGAATTCATACTTATTAATGATTATGGTGAAGTTAAAGTAGCAAGGGCTGTGAACAGTTTAGTTACATTAACTGGCAATCTATCTGAGGATATGAAAAAAATTACTATTGTTGAAGCAATGGACCAAATACTTGAAGATATAGCAACAGAATTTAAAAACAACTATGTTGGAAAGTATAAAAATAAGTATGACAATCAAGCTTTGTTTATATCAGCTGTTAATGGTTATTTTGATGCATTAACTAAAGAAGAAATACTTGATGATTCATTCAATAATGAAGCATTGGTAGATATTGAAACACAAAGACAAGCATGGGTGATATCAGGTAAAACTGAAGCTGCTGATTGGGATGAAGCAACGGTTAAGAAAAATACATTTGGCTCATATATGTATTTAACAGGTAGTGTTAAGATACTTGATGCAATTGAAGACTTAACCTTTAATATTAACATGATGTAGGAGGCGCAACAATATGTCTAAAAAGATGGACCAAAACAAAGTTATTAATGGTACCTTTGGAAAGGTATGGATTAACGGAGAGTTATATTCTAACGTTAAATCTTTTGAATCAAAAGTTACTTTGAATTATGAGGAAGTAAATATGGCTGACGATTTAGCTACATATCAAAAATATATGGGTTATGCCGGAGAAGGCAGCGTATTATTGCATAAAATAGATAGCCACGTAGCTAAAACAATAGGTGATGGAATTACTTCGGGCATAATGCCGGAAATTAAAATAGTTGGTAGGCTTGCAGATCCTGCAGCATACGGAGCTGAAAGAATTGAGTACTCAGGTGTTACTTTTGATGAACTTACTTTACTTAAATTTGCAAACAAAGAAATTCAAGAGGAAGAGGTTCCTTTTAAATTTGCAAAATTTAAGTACTTAGATATGATTGATTAGAGGTGGTATTTATGGGCGAAAGGATTACAATTGAAAGCTTAATTCAAAGAGCAGAACAGCGAAAAAATGATAAAATTAAGCTTAAAGAAGTATATAATGAAATGCTTGGCGGTAATTTGGTTATAAAAAGAGTTCCATTAACTCAGGTTGTGGGAATTCTTGATAAATTGGATGGTGAAGATTTAAAATTAGCCGACTGCATTGAAATGTATAAGGAGTTAATTTATAAATGCTGTCCAATACTCCAAAATAAAGAGTTGCAAGAGGAATATGGATGTGCTGAGCCTTATGACATTGTAACAGAAATATTTGAGGATAATGTTGGAGAGATAAACAAGTTAGCTGAAGAAATACTTGATATGTATGGAATGACAGATAAGGAAGATAAGCCTGTTAAAAAGCTGGAGGAAGAAATAAAAAACTAATAGAGCAGGATAGTGATTTGAGTTTAGCAAGTTACTACCTGCAAAAGGGATTCAAACACGATTATATTTTAAATCTTTCCCCGGTAGAAAAATTATTTTACAGCATAAGCGCAGAAAATGAAATGGAGAGGTTAAATAAAATGTTGAGGTAGCACATTAAAAGCGTGCTGCTTTTTTCTGCCTGAAAGAAGGTGAAATATGGCAAGCAAAACGATACAGACAATTTTATCTATGAAAGATAAATTTACTAAACCTGTTAGAAATGCATCTACAAGCGTAAAGCAATTAAAAAGAGAGATGCAATTAGGCACAAATACTGTAAATAAGTTTGCTAATAATTTAAATAAGGGCTTTTTAAGCATATCAAAGACGGCTGCCAAAACAACAGCAGGTGTTGCTACAGCTATAGTAACATTAGCAGCAGGAACAGGATTTAAAGAAGCTGTTGACCTTGAAGGTTATAGATTACAGTTAGAAACTGCTACAAAAGACACTAAAAAGGCAGCTCAAATAATGAAATACTCAATTGATCTGGCTAATAAAACACCATTTGAAGGTGGAGAATTAGTTCAAGGTGCGGCTCAATTCGAAGCTATGGGAATGAGTGCTCAAAAGTGGCTTCCTTTAGCAGGAGATATGGCAGCAGCTACGAATAAGGACTTCATGCAAGCAACGGAAGCTTTGATTGATGCTCAAACGGGCGAACTTGAAAGACTTAAAGAGTTTGGTATTAAGAAAGCCGACATTGTAAAAAAAGCCGGCGAGATGTTTGCTGATGTACAGGTTGTAAATAATAATGATCAGATAGTAGATCAAGAGAAATTCAACGAGGCCATGATTGCATTAATGCAAGATAAGTTTACCGGTGGAATGGAAAAACAGGCTACCACTATGAAAGGCTTATGGTCTACAGTAACAGGAACTGTCAAAAGTGCGTTATCTTCAATAGTAGGTATTACCGAAGAGGGCTCCATAAGACAAGGCAGTATTTATGAAAAAATAAAAAATAAAATAAAGGAAGTTGCTGATACCTTAGAGAAATGGCAGAACGATGGTACTATTCAAAGAATATCGGACTCTTTAACTAATACAGTTGGTAAAGCTATTGACATTGTATCAGGTTCAATCAAATGGCTTAAAGATAATATGAGTTGGCTATTGCCTGTAGCAAGTGGATTGCTGGGCACATTCATAGCTTTTAATGTTATTAGTAAAGTAGTATTGCTGTTCAGTACATTAAATAAGGTTATAAAGGGTGTTGCAGCTGCACAAGGCATACTAAATTTTGTTATGTCTCTAAATCCTATTGGCTTAGTAGCTATAGCAATTGGTGTTTTAATAGCTGCAGGTGTTGCACTATGGAAGAACTGGGACACAATATCAGCTAAAGCAAAAGAGTTATGGGCTGGTATAAAATCAGGTTTTAAAGGCTTTATAAACTTTATTATTGACGGAATCAATTTGTTAACAAGAAACATTAATAAAATAGGAATTAAGGTTCCTGATTGGATTCCTGTTGTTGGCGGTAAAAACTTTGGCTTTAATATTCCTGAAATACCCAAGCTTGCAAAAGGTACTCCTAATTGGCAGGGTGGTCCTGCAATGATCCATGATAAAGGAGCAGAGATTGTTGACTTACCACAAGGCTCAAGAGTATACCCACATGATAAGAGCATCCAAATTGCAAGACAAGAGGGAAGCAGAAACGGTATTAATATAAGAGTTATAGTTAATAAGATAGCTGATAAAATTGAAGTTAAGAATGAAGCAGATATGTATAGATTGGCTGATGTTGTTGCCGAAATAGTAGCAAGAAAATTAAAAATCATTATGGCTAATATGGCTTAGGAGGTGTTATATTGGAATTTCATTTAAGTTGGCAAAACAATACTGAAATGTTTATGTTACCTATAACACCTTCAAGATTTGAATTAACTAACCCACATATAAACAAGGTAGTTAATATCAATGAATTAGGCGATATAAACCTTATCGGAAAAAGAGGGCTTTCAGAAATAACAATAGAAAGTTTTTTTCCTAATCAAGATTATTACTTTTGTAAAACAACTCCATTAGAATCTCAGACATATATTGATATGATTTTAAAGTGGAAAAACAGCAATAAGCCAATTAGGTTAATTATTACTGATTCAAACATAAACATGGCTGTTTCAATTGAAAACTTTGTCTATGGAAAAAGAGATGGTACAGGGGATATATATTTTACCTTAGAGTTAAAAGAGTATAGATTTTTAAAAGTAAACAGCATGAAGGAAGTTAAAATTATTCCGGATGAATATACAGTCAGAGAAGGAGATAATCTTTGGACCATAGCAAGGAAAGAGACGGGTAATGGAAATAATTACAGGGTTATAGAAGAAAACATCGAACCGTCAAAACCTCTAGAAGTGGGCAGTAAAATTCAACTTGCTCCAAAGATAAAAAAATATGAAAGTCCAATTAGCCCGATGAACCTTGCAAATGCATTTAAAAAGGGTGTGACTTCATGAGAATAGTTTATGTAAAAGATAATGTTTCAAATGATATTACTGAATTAGTATCTCAAACTACCTGGAGTGGAAATGAGGATGAAATAGCAAGACGATTAGAGATGGAAGTTTTAAATCCATTGCAAGATTATTATATACCAAGGATTGAATTGCACTTAGGAGGTTTTATAGTTCTTTATTCTGACAATGAAAAGGAGCTCTTTCAAGGATTCATACTATCAAAAGAAAAAAACTCTCAAAATGGCAATTTAAACATTGTATGTGTTGACGCATTATTCTATGCAAATAAAAGTAAGTCAATTCATAATTTCAATAAAAAAACAGCTGAAGAGATAGCTACAACAGTATGTAATGAAGCTAAAATTGCTATAGGTTATTTAGCGCCTACAGGAATAGCACAAGATTTCCCTGCAAATGACACCATATTTAAAATTATAAAAGATGCATATGACTATGCAAGCAGTCTTAATGGTAAGAAATTTAAAATTAGCATGAGGCAAGGAAAATTATTTGTAGAAGAAAAAGCTAAGATAGCAAATTCTATTATATTAACTTCAGACAATGATTTGAACGGAAGTAGTTATAATGAAACTCTTGAAAATATGGTTAATATAGTAAAGATTTACGATGACACCGGAAAGCAAATTGGTGAAGCTAAGAATGCAGATAACATAAAGACATATGGTGCATTTCAGGATGTATACGAAAAAGAAGAGGGAAGGAATTTTAATATCGTAGCTAACAATATGCTAAAAGGTATTGAAAAGACACTAAGTGTTGATGCAATAGGAAATCTTGACTGTATAACAGGTAACTATGCAAGTATCATTGATGAGATAATTGGTGTTAATGGTGATTACGAAATAATATCAGATTCACATGTATTTTCAAATGGTACTCATAGTATGCATCTTGAATTGAGGGAGGTGTCTTAATGGATAGTTATGCCGAATTAGCTAAGATGATGAAGCCACAAGATACTTCAAGCAATATTTTTATTGGTGAGGTTGTCAGTACTAATCCATTAAAAATAAAGGTCAATGGCAATGACTTAACAGCTGATAACATGATGATTTCTGACAATATATCTAATTTCATGATAGGTCAAAGTGCTGTTGCACTTAAATATAGTACAAGGCTGTATATTATAATTGCAAGGGTGTGAATTTTATGGTAAGAGAATTTAATTTAAACTTGAAGACAGGGAAAATAGAAAACGGCTTTGTTGAAGATAAAGAAGCATTGAAGATTTGGATACACTTCGCATTAAAAACAAAAAGATATAAATATTTAATATATAGTTGGTTTTATGGTAATGAGATTTACAATTTAATTAGTAAAAAAACAACCAAAGGTTTTTTTTATAGCGAAGCCAAAAGGTATTTAGAAGAGTGTTTAATGGTCAATGAATTTATAACTGGTATTCAGGATTTAACAATTGAAAAAGATGGCGCAATGTTAATCTTAAACTTTACTGTTTTAACAACCTTTGGGGAGGTGAGCATTAATGAAAACATATGAAGAATTACTGGAAGAAAAATTAAATAAAATTCCAAGTGATATTAATAAGTCGGAAGGCTCTCTTATTTATATGGCAACCGCACCCAATACAGCCGAAACTGTACAAATGTATATTGAACTTGAAAATGCGCAAAAAAACATATCTCCGGAAACTGCAACAGGTGATTCATTAACTGAATTATGCTCTCAGAACGGTACCTTTAGAAAAGATGCAACTTATTCGAAACGTAAGGGTATATTTGACATTGAAATTCCTTTAGGTAGCAGATTTATATTGGAAGAGACAACATATTTAACTATATCAAAGATAAAAGACTTTGAATATATACTTGAATGTGAGCAGGTAGGAGAAGTTGGAAATGTACATTCAGGTTCTTTAACAGCTATAACTTTCATAGAAGGTCTTTCTACAGCTCAATTAACTGATATATTAATTGCCGGCGTAGAAGCTGAAACGGATGAACAATTGCGAGAAAGATATCGGCAAAGTATTATAAATCCTCCTCAAGATGGAAATGTGGCACAATATTTAAATTGGGCAACCGAATACCAAGAAATAGGAATAGCTAAAGTGTTTCCTTTATGGAATGGTGGTAATACTGTTAAAGTTGCTATTACTAATAGATCATTTTTACCTGCAGAACAAACACTTGTTGATCAATTTCAAAAATACATGGACCCTGGTTCACAAGGTTTGGGAAATGGTGTAGCTCCTATTGGCTGTAAAGTAACTGTCACGGGAGGAACACAAAAGAATATTAACATAACTGCAAATACAGTGCTTAATGAAGGTTATACAGAGGCCGAAGGAGCAGCTGAAGCTATTTCAAAATATTTAGCATCTATTGTGTATCTTAAAAATAGTGTAAGTTATATGAGAATAGGCAGTGCTTTATTAGACTGTCCAAGTATTGCTGATTTAAGTAATTTAACAGTTAATGGCGGTATTATTGATATACCCTTAATTGATGACGAAATACCGGTATTAAACAGCCTTAATTTGGTGGTGATACATTGATTGATTATATTAGGTATACAGTAGATGGTAGGACTTACGATTTAGTTAAAAATGCTGATAATACTTGGAGTAGACAATTAAATGCTCCTCCAGTTGCAGGAAACTATAACCTGATACTTGAAGTCAGTGAAAATGGTGTGAGTACTATAATTGACAGTTCTGACCCTCGTTATGAATTTTATCTTGAGGTAATTCAAACAATAGAAGAAAGAGTTCATCTTCAAAATTATGTTCCTGAATTTTTAAACGACATATTAGAGTTTAATGTTATTTTCAACATTGAAAATAAAGAGCTTGATAAGTTATATGCAGAAGTTGAGAAATTCAAGGGGGATATGTTTATAAGGACCGCTTCAGCAGAAAAGATTACACAGCTTGAAGCATTTTTAAGAATTAAGGGACAAGGAACTTTATCACAACGTAAGGACTATCTTTTAAGCCTCTTTAGGAAGGGTAAAAAACTAAATGAAGGCACAATTAAGGAAATAGCTAACACAATAACAGGAAGTGACTGTATAGTCACTTTTTTTGGTGCTGATGAATTGGGTAATCCTAATCCTGGTTATGGCTTATTAAGAGTCCAGGTTCTAAGCCCTGAAAATAATAAAGACTATAGGTATGATGATATTTTTAGAACTTTAAAACCGTTGGTACCAGGGCACTTAAAACTACTTGTTATAAAGTATTTTGCTTTGTGGGATGATGTAAAGAACAATTATGCTGATTGGAATACAGTTGCGGCCATGAACGATTGGGAATCAGTTAAAAACTATATCCCTCCCCAATAG